GAGCTCTGCTCAGCTTTGCTTATAATCTTGGTGCCGGTTTTTACGGTGGTGATAACTTTAATACTATTACTAAACGCCTGAAGAATAAAGAGTGGGACTTAGTTCCCGATGCTCTTTATCTCTACCGCAATCCTGGTTCTAATGTTGAAGCAGGTTTAGCACGTAGAAGAAAAGCAGAAGGAGAAGCGTGGAAAAAGGGATAAATAGTAGCAATCATAACTGATTCTTGATCTTCTGATCTGAATCTACATATCCCAAGTCCTCTAAGACTTGGTGAATACTTTACTCTTAACAAACTTCGGTCTGTTTTGTTTAGTACACACTAAGTAATAGAGGACTTTTTATGTCTTACACCACAAGGGCGCTCGCAGCAGCGTCTGCCCTTCTGCTTGGGGCTCCAACAGCAGCATTAGCACACACCAACTCTATCGGATATGTTGGTGATGGCGCTGGTTCAGTAACTTTCTGGTATGGTTCTTGGCACGCTGGAACTAGTTTCACAGAGGGTTCAATGACTCTTCAAGGTGTCAACGGAAATACCTTTGCACCCACAACTGTTAACTGGACACTTCTTCAAAACACTCAACCAACAGGATTGATTCCTGGTACAAACTACTTTCAATCGAATGGGACATCACTGATCCCTTATGGTGATCCTTCTGCTGTATATGGTTCAACTCAAAGTTATACTTGGCAGGGTGTTACATTCAATAGTTTAGGAGCAGGAGATTACCAGTTCACCTATAATCCTATTGCCCAACCAACAATGGATTGGGATCCAGCAACTCAAAACATTCGCACAGGAACCGTAACTTTATCTGCTGGACTTCTTTCGGGTGATGCTGATGGAGATGGCATTAATGATGCTACAGGAGCACCAGTAACTCCACCAGCACCATCAACTCCAACAGTAGTATCAAGTGCTGCTGGTTCTAATATTGTTACAACTTCAACCAGTAATGGAACAAGAACGGTAACAAATAATCCTCACCGTCACGTAATGGGTGTGGATGCAAACGGTAATCAGACTGAAACTCACTACACCGATACTGAAGTCATAACAATTCCCACTGTTACTACCACCACCACAACAACTCCAACGACAGTTGATACTTATAGTGATGGAAGCACGGTAACAACTAATGGAACTTCAACCACCACATCATCAACTTCTGATGCAGGTTCAGGAACTTCAGTAGTTACTCAAGCAACTGTTGCTGATTGGGTTAAAACAAGAACCTATGATGTTCAGAGAACTGCATATGCTCCTTCTGGTGCTGCTCCTACTGTAACTCAAACTCATCGTTTTAATGCAACTGAGAATGATGCTAAGCAAAAGGTCAATCATCACACAACAACAGGAGTTACCACACCAACAGTTAGAACCGTAACTACTACACCAGTTTATACAAAGGTCTATACTAACGGTGCCCCTACTGTAGTAACCACCGATCCTTCTGTCATTACCTATGAAACCAGCACATCATATGCAGAGTATTATGCTTCTAGAGATTACTTTGGACGTATTGATCAACTTGAAACTCTTGATAATATGAGTGGTGCGATTAATGGACTTTTAAATCATGAACCATCACAAACCAAAGAGAAGTTCAGAGTATTTGAAAACAACAGATTTGTTCAATCCTATAATGCTGATGGATACTCTGCTGATAGTAAAATCTTCGGTGGTGGATTTGAGTTAGATCTATCCAAAGGTTGGACAGTTGGTTATCAGTATAATAATGTGAATATCAATCTCCGTGGTGTAGATTCAACTGCAAAACAAAATAAGAATGTTCACGGTATCTTTAATACCTTCCACGGCAACACTTTAACTCTGAATACTAATGCAGCGATTGCAAACAGTAAGTACAACTATTCCAGAACTGTAGAAGGAGTATTTGATAACCAAGGAGAGACAAATGGTTCTGAGTGGTGGGTATCTAATAGATTATATTTACATCTTACTAAGTGGTTAAAACCATTCGTGGGACATACTGTTCAGAGTGTAAGCAGAAATGCATATACTGAAACTGGCGATGTAAGATCGGCAAGAAGTGTCAGTGAGTTCTCACAAACAATGCACGTTGGTGAAGCAGGCGCTAAACTTGAAACCAGATTTGGAGGTAAGAAGAAAGATTTATTTGGTGTAAGTGTTGAAGGCGCTTATGCAACTGACAACTCTTATGGTGTCGTTGCTTCTGTTGATTATAAAGAAGTATTATTTGTTGAAGGTTCTCACGGTGTAAGTGATGGCGTTACAACAAACTCCATTGCTGGAAAGGTTAAATTTAGGTTCTAAATCCTAAATAAAAAGGACATCATCGCACGGACTGATGGAAAACAACAAGAAAGAAAAATGTATGGGACAAATTATTCGTATTTCGATTTTGAGTTGGTCTGCTGCTCTCCTAACCGCTAGCTATGCTGGTATGCTATCCAAAATGGATCCTACCTTTATTGCTACAGTCTTCACAGCATCCGCTGCCACATTTGGTATTAACACGATGAAGAAAGGTGGTGAGGATGATGAGAAGAAAGAAGAGCCCCGCAGAGAAGAAGTTGTAGAAGCACCACCAGAACCACCTGCTCCTGAAGCAGCAGTATCTCTTGAAGAAAGAGTTGAAGTTCTTGAAGGACAAGTTCAACCCCGCACCGGTGGAGCATAATGTCTAAGTCACCCAACAAAGGTAAAAAAGGTTCTGGTGGAGCAGGTTCTGCTAACAATAAAAAGCAGAACTCTGGTAATGCGAATGCAAACAAAGCAAAGAATGGTGGAAAGAAAAAATGAGGTATTATGCCAAGAGAATGGAATACTCCTATACGGGAACCGTGGAATCCTGTAATTAAGAAGTGTCTTGATGCTGTCGATGAACATATGCGACAGCATCTCAAGACAGGTGATGAGTGGCACCTTTCTCAAGCAGAAACATTAAGAAAATATGTAAAAGACCTAAAAGTATGGATACATAAAGAAGAAGGAATGTGGAATGAATGAAAAAACTCCTTACGGCAATTAGTCTGTCCTTATCTTTAGCATTACCTACGAGTGCTAATACAATAGTTAAAAAACAACCCACCGTTCCAGCATACAGTCTGGCAGCAATGGGTTGTATGATTTTATTGGAATGCACTGAGGGTGTAGAAAAACTCACCGCAGATTCTACACTGATTAAAGGAAAAGAGTTTGATGCGTTCAGGGAGGAAATACAAAAAATTCTTGCTGGACTTGATAAACTCGGAGTTCCTGTGTATGTTGGACCAGCACGATACTTTACACCAAGAACAGTTGGTTTATACAAACCAGAATATAATCGGTTTTATGTAAATGAAACTCTTCTTCAAGATCCCAGAGAATTTCTAGGAACAATGAGACATGAAGGGTGGCACGTTGTTCAGGATTGTATGGGTGGAGGTTTGAAAACATCCTTTATGGCGCAGGTTCATCAGGATGCAGAGATTCCGTCTTGGGTAATGAAGAATACTAAACTTGCTTATGAGAGTATGGGAATGTCCCGTGCTGTACCCTGGGAAGCAGACGCAAATTGGGCAGAAGAACAATCCAATGTAACTGCACAGAAACTAGAAATGTGTGCAAAAGGTCCTCTATGGGAACAAATGAGACCAACACCTATGACAATGGATTGGTTGATTGGATGTGGATGGATGAAACCACAGGATGGATATAAAGAATATGTGCCTAATAAAAAATCAGATTACTGTGTAGAAGGTAAATACTGATGCCAGAAGATTTCCCATATGGTGTCATTATAATTTTGGGAACTGGATTGATATTTGTTGTTTATATAATTTACTACATATTACGATTAGCAAATGAGGAAATGAAAGATGAAAAATCTAGCAATCATTCTGTCAGCGACAAGTCTGGCAATTAGTGGAGCACTTTGTTATGGTGCTTATGTAACTTATCAAAAAGCTCAGAAAATTTTAGACAACCCAGAAGAGTTTGTTGGTGCTGTCGTAGAGAAACAAGTTAACAAAGCATTTGAGAAACTACCTATTCCGAAACTAAATACTGGGAGTATTAAGTTTCCTTTCTGATGGATAATAAAGACCCATACATATATCGTATACGCTCAATCCATAAGGTAGTCGATGGGGACACTATTGACGCTGATATTGATCTGGGTTTTGATATTTCCCTTACTAAGCGAATTCGTCTTGCGGGTGTTGATACGCCTGAATCGAGAACTGCAGATGCAAACGAAAAGAAATATGGACTCGAATCAAAAGAGTGGTTGAAGAAAAAGGTAGAGGGTGCGAAAAACATTCTGATTAAAACAGAACTTCCAGATTCTACGGAAAAGTATGGTAGGATCATCGGGCATCTGTTTATCAACGACCAGGACACATCACTCAACGACCAGATGATTGTTGAGGGTTACGCCTGGACTTATGATGGTGGCACCAAGAAGAAGAACTTTGCTGAACTGGATGAGAAACGTAAGAAGTAATTACTTATTGTTTGCTTTCTTGAATTGTTCTATCTTTTGTTTCTTGAATTCTTTTTTCAAGATCTTATTGACTTTCTTTTGGTGTTCATATGCAAAGAACAGTTGTAGTTCATACTCAGTTAGATCTTTACTCATCGCCTTCTTGATCTGAGCGAAGATCCTTTCAACAACTGGTTTGAACTTCTTTACCATCCATTCCACCAGAGATTTTCCAACAAGAGCCGCAGCAACAGAAGCAGTAGCAGTGGTGCCAGCAAGAATAACC